CAGCAGTCAATTTCATACCTTCTGCGTTTGACAACGCGCCCAAACCTTGAAGTGCTTTAACCGCTGGCAAAAACATTTGCGATTTGAAAGTATCAAGTTTGGAAACAAAACTTCGCGCTTCCGTGCCGGGAACTCTTCCCAAAAGATAAGATGCGCCAGTAGCGGATTTTCTTCCGGGATGTTTAATCAAATCTGCCAAGAATTGCAGACTTTGGCCTGTTTCAAACGCCGAATTTCTTTTGCTTTGTTCTCGAGTTTCGTCTGCCGTTAAATCTGCCGCTGAACGAGCCGTAAACGGCATCATGCCTTCGGCTTCGGACTCTCGAACCAGTTTAGGCTTGTTGTCAGGGCCAATAACAGACACTAACCTTTCGCGTTCGCGCCCACCTGTGACCACAACATCAGGGCGTTTTGCATCAGCAATATCCCTTATGCGAGAAACTGCTCCGGGTATATCTTCCCATCGTTGCGTTTTTGAGTTCCATTGCATTGTGTCTTGCGCGGCAGTTTTAGGGGCGGCGCTTAATTGAGGCGGTTCCATTGTTCGCGCTAACATTGCCGCTAACATTGGATTACCCTTCATTGCCTCGCCACCGCGCTGCGTCATGCCGATTGCCAACGCGCCTTCCGGGTCTTTGCGATACCGGCTCTCAATAGCCACCTCACCCAAGCCCGAATCATCAGGCGGGGCAATGTCACGAATGGGCGCACCACCCATCAACCGACCGGCAATTTGACCACCTGTTGCCGCAACCTGTTGCGCCGCTTCACGCTCGGCGCGGGTCTTGGTTTCTAATGCCGTTTCTTCGGCCTCATCGGCCTTGCGTGCCGCACGGGCTGCTAGGAAAGCCTGTAGACCTTGAACCAAAGGAGCAGCGGTTGGGATGGGAGCCGAGATATCGCTGGGCTGGTATGCCTGCTGTGCAAGCATCTCTGCCATGCGACGGCGACGGCGTGCCTCTGCCGCTTGTTGTTGGTATGCGTCAGGCAGCGCGAAGACTGATACTGATTTGTACTTTTCTTCAGCCATTTTCAAAATTCCCCCTTTCTGGGCCGCCCTGCGGGTTGGTCATACCCGGAGACTTCGGCATCTTGGGATACTGGCGCAGGAACTGACGCGGTGCGCGGTTCACATCCGCAGCGTTCTGCGGTGGGTTGTACTGCATGTCCGTCTGCGCTCCAGCGTTGTTGCTGATTTGTTGGCTCTGACCCTGCATCTGGAGCATACGGGCCATGCGCTGACCTCGACCGCCGTTCATCATCGGGGGAGCGTTGAAAGACTGGTATGGGGTTCTCATTGCAGCATCCCGTAGTTAACCATCTTGATGCCATCTGACCGTGTAACAACGGCTTCTGGCAACACTTGCTCAACTTCATCTGCCATCACACCGCGTTGACGCTCTCCGGCGATGTCGTATTCGTAAACGCCAATTCCCAATGGGTGAGTTGCAACGCGCACGATGTTGGACTTCAATCTACGGTCTGAACCAGTAAAGAATCCAGACAAACCTGCGGGGCCACCTGCGGCGGTTCCTACGGCTCCAGCAAGACCGCTGTACAATCCCATTTTGGCGTTGTAAGCAGCAACTTGGTTTCCGTAGTTCTGTTGCGCGAAGTTACCCGCCGCTTGCGTACCGGCAAAGATGGGAGCCGCTGCGACTTCCGCACCTTGGTAGGCTTGGAATTGCGGCAATTGCACCTGCGCCCCACCCATAATTGCGGCGACCTCGTTAAGCGGCAACTGACGCAAGGCCAACTGCTCTTGAAGTGCCGCCTGCCTCTGGGCGTTCTGGAAGTTCGCCATCGACTGCGCTTGGTTGAACCCCTGCGACTGGAGGGCGGCCTGTGCCTGTGCCTGCTGGAGCGCAGCCGCTTGGTTTTGGGCAAGCGAGGCGTTGTACAGCCCAGCGATATCCATCTCCTGACCAAACTGCTGACCCGCAGCGGCGTTGTACGCACCCTGCGCCGCCAAGCCCTGACCGAAGTTCTGCGCGATGGCGCGGTTTGCCGCTTCCTGTGCCGCCTGCTGCGATTGGAAGCCCTGCAAGGCTGATTCTCGACCAAACTGTTGCCCTGCCATCTGCTGACCAAAACCCTGTTGCTGGGCTTGGAGAGCGGCTTGCTGCGAGGCAAGGGCTTGCTGAAAGTTCTGCCCGATGGCTTGATTACCCATCTGACCAGCGGCCTGCGCTTGCCCGAAGTTTTGGGAAATCGCACGGTTAACGGCATCCTGCGCCGCCTGACCCGTCTGGAACGAGGCCAACTGTGCCTCTCGTCCAAACTCGCCTGCCGCAAGACGCTGTGCAAACTGTTGCGCCTGCGCTTGGTTTGCAAACTGCCCGGACTGGAGTGCAAGACCCGCGTTTTGGGCGATAGCAGCGTTCTGCGCTTGGGTGGCCTGCTGGCCTGCGCCAAAGCCTGCTAGAGCCGATTGGTTGGCAAACCCACCCAGAGCCTGCGCCTCGCCCAAGCCCTGCTGACGCGCCGCCATATCAAGTTGCAGACCCTGTAGCGCGGCCTGCGTGCGGAGGTCGTTTTCGCGTTGACCTTGCTCTTGGAGGGCGACATTGTAAGCCTCGCCGCCACGCACAAGCCCTTGGTTAGCGAGTTGGGTTTCCAACTGCGACCGCTGGCGCTGCAACTGCGGGTCGAGGCGGGACATGATGGCTTCTTGTGCCGTCATGCCTGCGTTTACGGGCATCTGGGCAAGGTTGGAGACATCCAACTGACCTTGGAGGGTTGGGGCAGCGGGGCCGCCTTGTGCCTGCCCAAACTGACCCACTCCCGTCTGAACACCAGCAAGACCGCCTGTGTCCAAGCCTTGAAGGTTTAGCGCACCGGGGCCACCTTGCGCCATGCCAAACTGACCCGCAGCGGGGCCACCCGTTGCTGTGCCAAACTGACCGCCAGTCGGAGCCGCAGCGATACCGCCCACGCGAGAGGCATCAAAACCGCCGAGGCTTAACCCTTGAGGGCCAGCACCCGCCGTGCCGTACTGCCCTGCCGTCGGCCCGAAGTTGACTGGAAGCGCCGAGACATCGCTACGCGCTTGCCCCTGCAACTGCGGAAGCGTCGGCAACGGGCCACCGCCTTGAAACTGGAACTGTTGTTCCGGCAAGCCTTGCGGAGTGAACGCCGTGCCGTAGACATCTTGGACGCGACCGATAGCCCGTTCACCAAGGCCGGAAAGCGCACGCTCAACACGCTGCTGCGCTTCAAGCGTTGCCTGTGCCTCTGGGGTCAGATACTGCTCGATGGTCGGGGTGTCCAAGTCCACCATGTCGGTGAACATCTCGCGGGTCGGCATCACATCGCCGGTATACCCGTACTGCGAAAAAGAAGGGTCGTAGCCCTGTCCTGCCCTCGTCATCTGTCCCGGCCCCATGCCGGATGAGTCGAGGCGACCGCCGCCGATAAGCATTGAGGTCGGAACCTGCGCCCCGGTCGGCAAGGTGGTAAACCCTTGGGTGTAATCCCTGTCCTCCATGCCAAGAGCCTGCCGTCGTGCAGCAGGCATCCCGTCAAACTTCATTGCGGTAGGTTCGGGCGACACGCCCATGTCAACGCCACCCGAGCCGCCCAGTTCTATCCGCTGGCCTCCGGTCGTCGGGCCGTACATCCCGCCGCCCATTGAAGTTGTCGGGGGAACTTGTCCAGTTGTAACGCCGTATGTTGCTGGTGCAGGCGTGGACGGCTCGGTGCGGGACATTATCGGCGGCGCACCAGTCGGCGGGGTGCCGGTCGGCGGGGTGCCGGTAGCCGGAGCCTGCGGGTTACGCGCACGCCAATCAGCCATCGCCGCGTTGTAAGCGTTCATGTTGAACTGTGGGCGACCGTAGGTAACACGCTGCCCACCAAGGGGCGTGATGACATTCGGGTTAGAGAGCCGCGCAGTAAGGCGTGCCGCCTCTAGGTTGGCGATGCCCTGTTGTTGTGCCGCACCCGCGTAGTCAGGCGCTGGCGGTGGAGCCGGTGATTTTTTGCCCATAACGGTGTCCTAAAAAACGGCACGCATCGCGTGTCATGGTCAGGAAAACAATATCACCGTCGGTGTCGGCGTTTTTGATTCGCGCTTCCTCGGTGAAACCCATTTTACGCACAAGCCTTATGGCTTTCGCGTTTTTGCTACCTACGGGGGCGATGATTTTGTCAACCCCGCAGATGTTGAAAGGATAGTCAAACATGGCGGCAAGGTAAGCCGGGGTTAAGCGTTCCAAAGCGATATGGCAGACAATGCTGCGCCCGTTCCAGTTCTCATAGACCACGCCGCCGACAATCTCATCGCCCTTACGCAGCCCGATGGCGTTCGACCGTTCGGCGTGATACCCGCCGCCCGTCTTGTCGCACACCCATTCGCCCACCTCGGGGCCGCTTGTTATATGCCAGCCCATCCGAGTTGATACACCACATCAGTTGAGGCCCATTGAATCGCTAACTTGTTGCTGCTGCTCTGGAACTGCACAGCGCCGCAATACCCAACACCCGTAACGCCCTGCCAGTTGTTCTGAATCTCTAGGTCAGAACCCCAGATGCCCGTGTCCCAATACGCTGAATCCCAAAACGCGGTAGCAGGCGGGGTAAAAGAGATGGGAGCCACATTGTCGGAGATGTTGAAATCAACATTGATGCCGACCGTGATAGCAGGGGTGCCGTTGCTGAAGATACCGGGGCGTGCGCGTGTAAAAATCTTCTTTACGCCGCGAGTCTCAAAGTAGTTAAAGGCTTGCAGTATCCTGCCGTTAATGTTGTTTGTGTCGTCGATGTAGCCCGTGCTATCGACCGTCCACGCTTTGGCAACGAAGGTAGCCGCGCCGAAGTAGGGCGTGTCGTCGAGCAACCCAAAGTGAAAGGCGTTCCAGCCGGTGAACTTGCACCACGCTTTCGTGATGTTGTTCATCACAAACTGCTCTTGACCACCCTCGCGCACCGGGACATTGACAATTAAGGCGTTGTTCTTCGGGTTGTACAACATGCACCAACCGAAGTTGTCCCTGTACGCCGCAGCAGACGCTGCAAACGCACCCTGTATCTTGTCCGACAAGGCGATGTTGGGGTCGAGCCGCGACGATTGCAGCGCCGAGGCCATCGGGATAAGCCCGTCGAGCGTCAGCACCAGAAGGTCGCCACCGTACTTCATCAGGCAGCGATTGCCGATAGGCGAACCGATAATCCACACGCCGATGAGCGCCCAAGTCGAGGCCGAGGACGGGTCTGTGCCGCGATAGACGATGACCTCGCCCTTGTCGGTGACAAACACAAGGTTGTCATCCACACCGTAACCCGCGTCAATCGTCCACGATGCCATCGACACCAGCACGCCACCGAGTCGCGCAATGGAGGACAGGTCAAGAACATTTGCCGCGCCGCCAACGCTCGAGGTCGGCAGGTACCACGCCTTGAGGGTGTTCTTTTCGATGAACCACACGCGGTTCTTAAAGAGCGTAGGCGAGTTAAGGGTTGTCGTTGTTACGCCCGTGATGGCAGGCGTAGATATGCTCGTAATGCTTGTCCAAGTCGTCCCGTTGTAGAGGTACGGCGTGTTGGTTCCGTTAGCGGCGTACAGATAGTTACCGCCTGCGGTAGTAACATTCGTATATTCCCACTTGCTGTTTGACAGACCGCTGACCGCCGCAGCGCCGATAGCACCCGCGCTCGTAGCGTTGTAGAACTTGCCGTCCGACACCGCCCACAGTTGGTCAGAGGTGCCGCCGCTGTAGGTCATCAGGGTTTCTACATCGTCGGGAAACCCCGTGGCGTGCTTTACATAGCCACCACGCAGCACGACATTTGACACGCCCGGAAAGTAGTTCTCCAACTGCACGGCATCCGTAGGAGCCATGTTGGCGAGAGAGTCCCGTGCGTTCCACCCGCCCACGGGCGAGGGAAGACTTGCGACATTTGCCGCAGCGCGTTGAACAAGGCGACGGGATACAGGCATTAGTTCTCGTACCCGTAGCCGCTGTCAGGAATGTTGTCGTAGCCGATAAGAACCGTACCCGGACGCGGGGCAAACGAAAGGTTGGCAGCGCCCGTGTCCTGCGCGATAGCCGTCTCAAGTTCAGCGATGTAGTCGCGGAAGATGGCGGTCGTATCAAAGCCCTTTGACTCAAAATACTTGAGTTTGGTAGACAGCACCATCACGCGGTCGGGATAGATGCAAGTGTCATTGTCGGCAGTCAGCGAAGTCTTTGCGGTACCTGCTGCGTTCTCGGCCCATGCGTTGCTGCGGTACTCAAAGCCGAGCAACTCCCCGGCGTTCATTCCGGGCCAAATCTGGAAATACTTGCCGAGCAAGCGATAACGGATACGGGGGCCGGTCGAGATGTAGCCCGACAGCAGCCACTCCCATTGCTGTGCGCTCTCGGGGCCGAGCATCTCCCAACGCTTCGACTTGTCCCAATGCGTGCGGTTTACGCTGCTGTAGTAGTCAGCGGGAAGTCCGTACTTGACCTTCTGGAACACCAAACCGCCGCCAGTTTGCGCTTCGGTCGGCTGGTAGTTGAGCGTAACCGTGGTTGCAGACGGTACGCCCGTGACATAGGTGGCGTTAGGGATGCCAACGCCCTGCACCTGATAGGTCGTGTCGAGCGCAGCAGTCGAGGGGATGCCGGTGATGGTGTACGACGAAGTAGACCATGTGCCGGTAGTAGAAATCGCCTCGGTGTAGAAGGTGTGCTGTTTGGTGAGTTCGCGCCAATCAGCGCGACGCATCAACTCATACCCCGAGGCGTTCATCAACGCGAGGATTTGCACTACATCTTGGTTGGGATTACCCGCCACCGTTGAGGGGATGGGCAAGCCAAGTTCAGCCGTCACCTGCTGAACCAGCGCCAACATAGTTGTAGTACCCATGCGTTAACTCTCCACGATGGCTTCCTTCTTCGGGCGACCAGCAGGCTTACGCGCCAAGAGCGAAGCCATCTGTGCCTGAAGTTCAGCCAATTGTTTTTTGGTTTCGTCCAACTGGTTCTCTGTCTCGGAACGATTGCGCCGATTTAAGAACGCCTTTGCCTTTTCACGCAGACCGGGGCCGCCCATGCCGATGCGCTGCAACTGCGCGTCAGATGCGGCTGCAATTTGCTCTACGGTCTGGAACTTGAGGATGCGAAGTTCCTCGATATGTCCACGGGTGATGTCGCCGTTGCCTTCAGCAAACCAGATGTCGAGCGAGGTTCCAACTGCGGGTGCGTCTTGCTCGTTCTGCTTCATCTGGAAGTACAGATACTGACGCGGAAACCGCTTCTTGTGGTCTTCCGTCATCGGCTGCTCGATGATGGTCGTCTTGTCGCCGGGGATGTTGATGCGAACAAACGGCTTGCCGTCCCATTTTGGGTCTACTTCTTTTGCAAGGTAGAACTCAACTTGAAGTTGTTCATCGGCGTTGTAGATGTCGCTGTCTAAAGGCATCGTCGTTTACTCCTGTGGGGAGGGTGGAAAAATCACAAGTTGTTTACTTGCGTTAAGGTAGCAATAACTGACGGAATCGCAGGCCAGACACTTGTGGCGGTGGCTGCAAGGATTCTAACGCTGGTATCGTCTGTTGCCCACATCAATTCTACATATTCGGTGGGTTCTAACTGGGTAATGAAGTTCCACGCCGCAACCGTTCTGGCGGCAGAGCCTTGGATGGCTACCGTGGTGGTTGTGTTCGGGACATTGGTTCCGTTCTTACGGAGCCAGATGTAGATGTTCCCAACGCCGCCAGAGGTCTTGTCCAATTGCGCCGAGAATTGCACATTGTAGACACCCTGATTAGCCGCAACGAGCCGCGAGGTAGGCGAACCGATAGACACACCGTTGCTGCTGTCGGTGGTGTTAAACACCATGCCGTAGGCGGTATTAATCGACGCGGCTGTTTGCGTGGTGGTGTCTGAAAAAGAGCCGTAATGCAGGATTGGGACAGCGCGACCAAAGCCTTGCAGTTCTTCCCACAGCGAGTTGCTTACAGCAAAAAACATCCCAGAGCAGTCGGGGCTAATCGTGCCAAAGCCTACATTGTTAATGCTGCTGTTTGCGTCATACGGGTAAACCGTGATGGGGTTAGCCGTGCTGTTCTTGACGATGACGGTTGCACCTGCCTCGGTCTGCGGTAGCCTTACGCCTGTGCCAACCGCTGCGCTGTCCACATTGGTGTAAACATAGGTTATCTGCGTAGCGTTACCCGCAGATGTTCCGGCTGCGGTCGCGGTAGAAACACCGTCGCCGCAGATGGACACGGTAGCCAGCGAGTTAACACCGGCTCCTAGCACCCTGCTCGGGATAGCCATCAGGCCACCATGTCGAGCGCGTGGCGCTCCTTGATGATGGCGGCAATGAGGCCGGGGCCAACCGCCTCCACGGTAATGTCAGGCATCACGGTGTAAATCATCTGGAATTCGTTAGCCTGCTGCGCCATCGCAGCATTGCAGGTGAACTTGCGTTTCTCAACGCCTACATACACATCCATCGTTGGGCCGGTCATCTCGCCTGTAAACCGCTTGATGCCATCGGCACGGTTGCAACTGTCGTAACCGTACAACACAAACTTGCGAAACCCAAAAAGGTATCCGATGTTGATGGCACGCATACCCGAGGTCGTACCGCCGCCGACTGCAAGTTTGCCTGCGCCAAGCGCCTTGAACTCCGGGCCTTCCGTCCATGAGTGCCACAACACAACCTTGCGCTCTTTCAGCGTGTCGAAGGTGGCGGGAGGGCAGCGGGAGGCTACGAGATAGGTGGTGTGCGCGTTATGACGCTGTATACCGCTTGTACGGTCACGCGGGTCGAGGTTAACCCACAGGTCAGGCTTGATGCCGTTCTCGCACAGGAAGTCGTGTGCGGCCTTTACAGCGACGATGGGGCGACCAGCCTTCTGGTGCGCCCTGATTTCTTCAACATAGTCGGGCATTGACCACCCACTCGCTACACACACGAATGTTCCATCGTGGGTGCAGAGAGCGGGGGCCAACTCTGGCAACCCACGGGCAAGCGACGAGCGAATGTTGGAACAGAGTTCCTCCGGTTCGCCAGCCGCCTGCACCGTGAGTTCCAGTTTTCGCATGATTACGGGGTTGCGTTAGACGGAACCGGAATAACCATGCTGTACGCCGCCACAGCCGTCATAGCCGAGGTAGCCGAGGCAGTCACTTCCGTGACCACGCCAGCGACCAGAGCGCCCGACACGGTGGCATCGTCCAACCGCCCTTCGGTGCTGGTGGTGTAGAGGGCAACCGCCGGGAGGCAGGAAGCCGACACATTCACCCGCACCTTGCCGCCGAGATGCACCCAGCCGTAGTAGCCGGAGGCAATCGACACCTGCGCGAAGCCGACACGCTTGGTGTCAGCAACACGGGCGGTGGTGGCGTTCAGAGCGATGTTGGTGTTGGGGATAGCGACGGCGTTGTACTGCGAGATGGCCGAAGCCGCCTGCACATACACAGCCATGCCACCGTCGTCGAGCGTCACAACCGTGCCGACATTTACGCCAGCGGTTGAGTCGGTCGAGCCGAGGGCGGGATACGCAAAACCATTTACGATAACAGCCATTTTTGTATCCCCTATCAGTTAATCAACACGCCGCAGAACTGCGGGCCGGAGGAGGTAAGGTTACCCGCCCAGCCAATCAGTTTCACAATCATTCTGTTACTTCGCCTTTCGGCTACTGACCACCCTTTCGGATGGCGGGGCAACCTCTTCGGGTCACCCTCTGCGGCTTCT